ACCAGATGTACCGGCATGTACAATAGATCGTACAGAAGCTTTATTTTCATTATGAGTATCAGCAGTATTAGTCATAACTAACTGCTTAAATTCTGTTGAAATATCATTACTGGTAATACTGAGAGTGGTCTTTTTATGTATAGTTGCCGTTGGATCCGTTGAATCAGCCATTGGGTAATTAAATGCGAAATTCACTTGCACACCTCCTCTGCATGCTGCAAAGCAAGGAGATACCCAATTAATAGGATGCATTAATGAAAAGGTAAAAGCTGAATTACCTGCACCAATTACATCTGCTGCCTGTAGATAGGCATCTGAATTGAATCCAGGAGCGGAGGGAAATCTGTTAAATTCTAAATAGAAATATCGCATATCATTATTAGAATAAGATAAGTTCCAATAGTTATATACCTCAGATAATGACGCTCTACTAAGTACTTGTCTAAGTGAGGCAATCTGTTCTCCATGGTTTATAAGATAACGTTTGTCAAAACTTTGTCCACATACAATATCTCCTTCCGATCCCACTTGTAGTTCCAAATGTGTGAGACTATGCGAATGTCCAAAGTCCGTTGTTGGCACTGCTACTTCACAGTTATCACCACCTTTAATAAAGGCAATTATATGACAGGAAGGAGAAGCCTGAGGACTTGATAGTGTAGTCAAAACTTGCACTCGGATAGTACCATTAGTATATCCCTCAACATGGGCAGCGGATCCTGTTTTATTAAATGTAGTTCCTACTCCTAAAGAGTTTCCTGGATCAAAATCACTCTTGCACCAAGGGAACTCTTGAGTGTAAGGCACACGAAATTCAATGTCATTTTGTTCAGTAATATCTACCACCTGAGTAATGGCTATATTAGAGTAATCCGAAGATCCAACTTCACCCTTGGGTTCGTAAGTAATTCTAATACGCCCTCTATGGTATTGAGATGCTATCAATCTAAATCGGAAAATTATATCACCTCTCCAATACCTAAATAAAGCAGCAAAATAAGCTAAAGGTGGTAATAAACAAGTCCGATGAGTCGTGTTATCAGTATTCTGGAAGACTAAAGGCCATACTGGAAGTTCAAATAATTGAGCTCCAACAGCGTCTGAAGATAACCAATTCGAATTGCAAACATACGCTTCCTTCTGCAATAAGTAATTTAATGATAATTCATCCTGACCTGATAAATTTACTATACGAGGATCGACAGATAATTCTGCCTTCTGATCCAAGGCTAATTTATCCATAACATTACTTACATCGGATGATGCAAAACCTAAATAGGGTCTTTGAAT